TTAGCAGTAGTGAGTATGCCGCTACAAGTAGAGCAAAAAGAAAAGGCGCTAAGGCAGGTAAGCAGCATGTGGCTCAACCTAAGAAAGTTGCGAAGAAGACAGCAAAGTATAGAACTTAACTTAAAAGGATTATGACTATGATGAACAAAGGTATGATGGCTCTTAAGAAAGAAGCACCTGAAGTAGCTAAGAAGATGGGTTACATGAAGGGCGGCATGACTAAGAAGACGGGATACATGAAGGGTGGTATGTCCAAGAAGATGGGTTACGCTCACGGTGGTTTAGCCTGTGGTGCAGATATGAAACCCGCACGTCCAGTTAAGAAGGGCAAGTAATGAAGTACTATCACAAGTATCAAGAAGCCCTTGAAGCTAAGGGTTATCGTGTAGATGAGCATGGCTACGTGTGGGACTCCATGGGTAATCAGTCTGCAGGTGAAGATAACTATGGCAACGTACAGAGTAAAGACCCTAACGTTACAGCTATCTGTATTGAACAGGATGAGTCACCACTATTAGGCAAGTTAGCTAAGAAGATTAAACCTAAGAAGGCTGCAGCCCCTGCTGGCAAGAAACGTGCTCGTACAGATAAAGGTCATTTTGTAAAGGATGACCCTAACACACCAGAGAATGAAGCATGGGTTGATGAGTAATGGCAGTCTTAACCAGTGCAAAGTATGTAACTAAATCTATTGATGTAACTTCTACTAGCTCATCAAGCCCTCAAGATTTGTATGTATGTCCTAATACTTTTGTTTGTCTGGTTAAGTTCCTGCACTTATCTAATAGCGCAGCTAATAATAAGAAGATCAGTGTGTATTGGTATGAAGCTGCCACTACTACGCATCACTATATCGTAGATGACTTCTCATCAAGTGCTAACTCTATGCATGAGGTAGTAGAAGGTGGTGGATACATAGCATTACAGCCAGGTGATAAGCTGCAGTGCTTTGCTGAGACAGCAGGTACATACCACGTAACTATGTCGGGTGAAGAATACTATCAGCCTACCTAGTAAGTCATAACGGGTATGCAAACTTATTAGAGGTAACTACTACACATTTATGTATAACTATGTAGGCAAACCAGCAATAGTGCTGGCTCAATACATAGGAACATAAAATGTACGCATTAATCGTTAAAACACTGTCCAACTTTTTAGTAAGCATACAAAAAGCACAACAAGCACGTGCTGACTTCTGGTTACTACATAACATGACAGACAAAGAATTACATGATATTGGTATCGCACGTGGAGAGATACGCAACGTTATCGGTGAAGGTTTCAAATAGTTAGGAGAGCTATTGTGGAGAATGTTAAACTACCTATTGCCCTTGTGGCTGCTATGGCTGTTCAGCTTGCTGGTGGTGTATGGTGGGTGTCACAACAGGCTTCCACAATAGCAAGCCTAGAAGAGACTGTTAGCCAGTTAGGCTCACGTATGGCTATTGAGGACAACATTAACCTTAAGCGTGATGTTGAAGGTAATGCTATAGAGATAGAATACGTATGGGATGACGTAGAAGAGTTGTGGGATAATCTTGCATCTATGACCTTAGCTATCGGTGAGATAAATAAACTTAAACAACGGGTAGCTGTTATGGAGAGTGAGCTACGGTACATCAACAGAGACCATAGGGATATGGCTAAGTAAGATGATTGATCCATTTACAGCTATGGCGGCTGCTACTACAGCTTACAATGGTATCAAGAAAGCTGTATCTGTAGGTCGTGAGATCAGCGGTATGGCTGGTACTATATCTCAATGGTCTAAGGCTGTAAGTGATCTGGACTTCTTAGAGGATAAAGCTAAGAATCCTCCTATGTACAAGATGTTTAATAACAACCAGGCTACTGCATTAGACATATGGGCGCAGAAGCAAAAGCTCAAAGAGATGCGAGAAGAGCTTAAGAACCATATATCTTGGACGTATGGCCCTAGTGCTTGGGAAGAGATAGTACGTATAGAAGCAAAGCAACGTAAAGAACAACGTGAGCTAGTCTATAAGAAGCAAGAGTTTATAGATAAATGCATTAACTGGTCTGTAGGCATTGCAGTAGCGCTTGCAGGTGTAGGTTCTTTAATTATTCTGATGTACTTCTTAGGCGTAAAACAAGGCAAGTGGTAAGGAAACAACATGGCTAGAGCACTAACAGAAAAGCAGCAGCGCTTCCTAGAGGTACTCTTTGATGAGGCTGGCGGTGATGCTGTAGCTGCTAAGAAGATGGCGGGTTATGATCCTGCGTCTAGCACATCAGCTATTGTAGAAGCGCTTAAGGATGAGATCGGTG